TTTCGGGACAGCGTCTGCGTATGTGAATACGTAGGCAGAGCAAGAAGCATTTCTGCTATTCACCCTAAGTAAGAACAACATAGTCTTGCTTAATACCTCTAGAAGGGAGATAGTAACTAACAACTGTCGGAACCAGACCACTATATATAATAAAATGGCAAGAAATTCACTGCATCGGATACATATGCTTAAAATGGATATTCTAAGGATATGCCCAGGCGTAAACGGGGAAAGATGAACATCGTCCATCCTACCAGTCCTAACCTGCTGATGAGTGCTTTTCTGCCAAGATTATAATAGAGGAATTATTATTAACTTTATAAAGCTGATCTCCAGATGAATTTCTTCAAATGGACTAGCATGATCTATCAAGAGGGTAAAGATGATTCGTCTTTACGCCACTCGATGGATATGTGATCAACCAATACAACACAATCAAAACGATCGAATCAAAGTTGATTCGTCGGGTTGACCGGTTTGTATTAGGTTTATAAAGCCAACCGCTGGAAATCTTGAGGATTATAGGAGAGTAACAACTCTTCTAGGAATTCTCAGGTGTTTCCAAGGAACCGATAAGGAAGATCTGGGACCTATTATCGACCCTTGAAATGGGTTCGTAAGAGAGAGCCTGTTTACATACTGTAAACAGTTCTCGAGAAGACTGAAGGTTCCTAATCTGGAGCGCTGAAGTTATCACTTCACCACTAAGATAGGACCTAACGGTCACTCGCTTTCAGCTACGATGATAGATGCTCTTGTCATAACCCCTGAAGCAATTCAGGCGTGCGATAAGGTATCTCCATCAATCGCTAAAGCAATTACTAACTACATTTCACTGGTTAAAACGGCTCCTGCTCAACTTATGCAAACTACAGATTGTAGAATGGATAGAGTTGAACCGATCCGGGCGAAAATTGTAAGTATTCCAGCACCCGAGGGAAAGACACGAGTAATCGCTCAACAAGGTTATTTTGTACAGGCAGCTCTGCTGCCCCTACACAATGCCCTGATGAGGATACTCAAGTCTCTTCCTCAGGATCTAACTTATAGGCAAGGAAATGGTCCGTCTCGTATTCGAATCGAGCCTGGGAATTGCTTCCACAGCCTTGACCTCAAATCCGCGACCGATCGTTTCCCGATTTGCCTACAAGCTAGAATACTGGAGTGCCTCTTTTCTAAGGAAC